GCGATGTTTGTGTCTAGTGCCATGTTGCTTGCTCCATTTTCACATACTTCATGCCGTCGATCTCGATCACGGCCCCTGGGTTCACTTTTTCGACATCTTGCGCCATTACATTCATTCGCGGGCTGTCATCGCCGATATAATTGAACGTATAGACTGGAAGCCCATTATGGAGAGTCCCGACCTCTTTGATGTTTTCCTTGGCCCGTCGATCGCTCAAAGCGAGCCCAGCGATGCTGGCGACAGTGCCGACAGCATCAGTTTCAGCGTTTCGCGCTCCAATAATGCCGCTGGCTTGCGCGTCGCCTTTCTGAGTGGTCAGATCGGCGATGCTATTGCCAGCGTTTACCGTCGTCGTTGCCTGTCCAGCCGCCGCGTTCGAGCCTATCGCCGCTAGATTGAAACGTCGACCGACATCGGAGCTCAACAAATCATCGCCGAGCGTCAAGAGGCTCGTTTGCAGCGCCTCTTGTGTGCCGCCACTGCCGACCTTACCGCGTGCGGCTTGGTTTTTGAACAGTGTGTTTGCGGCCTTGTCGCTCAAAGCGTTGAAAAACGGGTTGTTTTTGATAAACTCAGCTTGGGCCTCTGGATTAGTTACCAAATCAGCCAATCCGCTGATATCGGTCGCCCCCGCCTCTCGGAACGGTTCCAGATCGCCACGCGCTATATCGCGGGACTCTTTCTGGAGCTCAATTGCTTTATCGGCCGAAGCCGCCTGGACTCCAGCAGCATCCTTGGCCGCGTCTGCGCCACTCCCAAGAAGACCACCAGCAAAATCTTTTACAAAACCCATTTAACCCTCGTACCATAATATGTGATTATTATAAACACTGCCATTTTTGGTATGTGTCGCCATAGTAACATCAGTTTCCACAAACCCGAAGTTCTTTGCAAAATTTATCACTGGTTTATACAAACTTGGGATTGACACAAAGACCCGATGCGGCCAGAGCTTGAATGACTCAACCAATAATTCACGGGCAAACTTGCGATATTGCTTCAGAACCATATAGTGCATTTTCTCGCCGTGAACGACGAAGAGGCTCGCTATTTCGCGCCCAATGTAGCCACCTATATAAACACATCCGTCCGTCGGGGGCGACTCACAGTCGACCAGAGGCGGGCACGTGTCATCCGTCATGCGGTCATAGAGCTCATCATCAAAAATGACTTTGTCGATGTCTTGGGAGCATGGTGTATGTGCGCTAATTAATTCCATGCGTCGACATCCACGGTGGCCGAACGAATATTAAAGTGGACGGGGTCGGACGTACTGACGCGGAAAACCCGTGCGCCTTTGCTGGTGCCAAGCGTGTCCCAGCGAACTTCTGTGTCGTAATCGCCCAAAACACCGATCGATCGCCATTGCTCGGGCGACCATGTATACCCGCCGTCATCCGACCATGAAAGCATCACCAACGGGTTTGATCCTTGTCCGCTTATCAGCCCGACACCCGATCCTATAAGCAGCTTGAAGCTGTTGAACGTCAGGCGTTTGCCTGGGGCGCCGATCAGCCCACCGTGGAATGGCGCGGCGTCGCGTGTGCGAATAATCGGCTCGCCTGCGTCGGTGTAGGTGTCCATGTCGATTTCGTAAATATTGCCGCTGCTGAAGTCTCCGACGAGACGTTTCCGATAGGCGAACGCATAGTCTGCGGCGCGATCTTTGCCACCTTCTGCCCCAGAGGAAAGGTCAAACCACTGGCCTCCTTCGGGGTAGGCGAATGTTTTATCGGCGGTTATGAAGGTGACGACGTAAATCTCTTGGCCGTCGAGCGTCATGGTATAGCCAACAGCGTCCTCGACAAGCGCATATTTTGAAATGGCTTGTGATAAGGCTTGAGTTGACACAACCTCGGCATTCGAGCCGTTCATTGCATAAATCTGGTTGTCGTCACCTAAGAAATAAACAAATTTCTTCGTGCTGGCGACTGAATGTATCGCGCCAAGACCAATATCGATCGTTCCGTTTTGTATGCGATCGAATGGTGGTTTGCCGACGCCTGAGTTCCACCAAGGCTCGATCGTCTCTGCGCCCATCATATATGCGGTCTGACCGTGAACGAAAATTCGCAGCAAATCGTCGGCCTTGCTCTCGGCAGTGGCAAAAGCGAGGCTGTCAATGTCAGTCGCGTCGCCTACGTCAGAAACCCAGAATCGGCCATCGTCTCCGTCGTATAGCATCTGGCTGTTCAAATGAGCCACACTGTTCGGGGTTTCTAGGTCGCTGTCGGTAATTGTAGCGACCGAGGAGCCGTTCCACTGATACGGGACTCCCTCAGTGACGATCACGACGTTGGTGTTGATGCCCTCTAAAATACAACGCGAGCTCCCAGGAATAGCGCCCAATGACGTTGGCACACCATCCTTGTCGATACTGTATAGGAGCTGGTCGATTACGGCGTAAAGAACGCCCTTGTGCTTCTTCATTCCACGGCAACGACGGCCGGTTATCGCAGAAAATAATTTCTTTCCAGGCCAAACCTCCAGAACGTATGGAGATTCTGTCGCGCCGTTTTCTTGGACCTGAGGCCAAAAATTACGCGTGAGCTGTGCTGATAGCTGAAGGGACTTGTGCTGGTACGTCCCGCCCGTGATGTTTACAGGATAAGTTGCCATTAGTAATCCGTCGGATCATCTTGTGAGACGTAGTCCTCGTCGGCGAAATCACGCAGATTTTGTATGGCCGTGGAAGCGGTTGCGCTGATTCTAATCAGGACTTTGTCTGGGACGTTATAGCCAGATTCAATGCAATTCATGGCGACCAAAGCAACAACGTCGGAAGCGAGCTCGGCAGGGACTCCAGCAGACGACGCCCAAGTCGCTAGACTCTTGCGCTTCAACTGCTGATAAACCTCGTCATAACCCGTCTCAATCCGTGTGGTGTCCTGCGCAGGCAAAGTCTGACCAAGCGTCAGAATACCCAGCGCAGTCGCCACACGATCTCGAATTTGTGCTTTAGTCGCCATATTTCACCTATACCTTGAAGCCATTGCTGCGGCTGGTTTCATTCGCCTGAATCTGCTTGTCTTCGCGGCGAGTGATGTCAGCCTGTTCCTTGGCTTCTTTGTCGATAGCGAACAACACCTCTTTCGGTGCCTTGCCCTTAACAAACGTCGGATTGTTGACGATCTTTGCCAAAACCTGAGCGTTTGTGACTTCGGTTGCCTCGCCACGCATAAACCGTTGCAGACCCATGAAGTCGATCAATTGAGGGCTTGACTCACCCGCGCCGACATAAGTGAAAATTTCACCCTTTTTCTTCTTTGTCGCTGCTGGTTTTTTGGCGGCCGACTCTTTTTTCTTCTTCGGCTCAACGGCTTTGTCATCAGGCGCCGTCACTTCAGCGTCGTCATCCCCGAGTTCATCGGGAACAGGCGGCACATCTTCGGCTTCAGGCTCGTCGCCAGCATCGTCGAATTCGACTTCGTCTGTCGCGTTCGGGGTGTTGTCTTCGGCTTCGATTTCGTTCAATAACTCTTCTGGGCTTTGTTGTTCTTCAGGCATGATATCAGTTCCTTTATTTCATTGTTAATGTTGATTCCAGTGTTAGGTCGTCCACGCCAGCCTCAACGGCTCTCGCGATCTTTGCCAAACGGTCGTAAGACTGCCGACATCCATCATGCGTATCAATGAGCTGTTGCTTTGCGGCAATATCCGCGCGCAAGTTGTCCATAGAACGCTGATGTTTTTGAGCCATACCACGAAACGCTGATTCCGTAAATGGTGGCTTGGCAAAGTCGGGCTTTCCGCCAGAGTCCTTGCCTTCGATATAATTGAAACGGCCAATCGCCGCCTCTCGGGGAATTGTGATGGCGATTCCCAAACCCTGCGCGAATCCGATCCATTTTTCCATGCACGGTCGCTGCCAAAAATATTCGTGGTCGTCAACTGCCATGTCGACGCCGTAAATGCCGATATGGGTCGCGCCCTCCGAGATAGCCTGTGACATCATATACGCAGGGGAGCTTGTCAGGTAAATGCCGCCCATGTGTGCGCTAGATTGATCGAAGTCGAAGACCTCAATGTGCTTGGCGTTGACGGGGAAGTCTTTTCCAACAACCATAGGGATTTTATGGTCGGCGAGCCATTTCGCATAGTTATGCTGATCTCCGTGCTCGCTCAGATCATCGTGAATCTCAAAAACCCGCGTGACGCGCTTGTCTCTGAATCGGTCCAGGCGATTGCCAAGAACCCATATTTCCCAATCCTCGTCACCAAAAGGCGCCAAGAACTCGGAGCTAGGGGAGCCACATACAATCGCAATTTTCTTCAAAGCATTCTCCTCGGAAAAGGGGGCGGCTACATGCCGCCCCAATCTCGTTAGTCTAAAAAGCCGACAACTTCAGCAGACAAAGAGCCCGCCGAATTGGTCGGAGCATCCTTGACTGTGGCGTATACGACAAGCTGACCTTTTGGGTCTTCTGTCAAGCCAGAAACGAATTCCCAAGCCTGTTTGCCATAGTTGATATGGTCGGGGATCAATTTCGCCGTGCCAGCAGCGGTGATGACCAAACCATTCGTCAAAGCATCGGGGTCGCTCGTGATATTGCTATCAACCGAACCCAAGCCCACATCCAGAGTCGGAGATCCAGAAGTCGCCAGATCGTCCCAATAGATTTCGCATTGAGCACCAAGACGAGCATTCGAAGGAATAGTCCCCAGCTTGATAGTTGTGCCAGAAGCGGAAGCCGCCAGCTCAGTTGTTGCCGATGCCAACTTCTTGACGCTGTTAGCATCGCCTGCGCCCGTAACAAGACCAGTCGAATTGGCCTTCTCAGTTGCCTTTACGCCGTAAATAATATCTACCATGATATTTTCCTTTTTTATTAAAATATTAAGTTGAAAAAGTTAATCGGTTGGGGTGTCCAGCGAACCAGACACCCCTTCCAACTACGTTCTAAGCATCAGCCGTGGAGCTGAAGAACCCTGTCAGCACACCATGCTGCTTCAGGTTATAGTACGCCTTCTTGATGTCGTGCTTCGCGCTAATCGCAACGCCGTTCAAATGACCATAGTCATCCTCTTTGCGCGCTTTAAAGCTCGCGGTGCGGCCAATGCCCATACCGATTGCTTGTCCACCGCAGAGGAACATTGGAGCCACCCGAGAGCTGCTTGCGCCACCCGTTGCCAAACTGTCACCAGTTGCGTTTGCACCCCAGACACCGTCCCACAGGCCAGAGCCCGTGCTATCGATGAAACCATCAATCTCAGGAATCTTCTTGATGATTAGGCCATCATAGACCAAGTCACCACCGTTGAAGATTGGGTTATCAGCAACTACACGAGGGCGAGCATCTTTGTTCGCCGCAATGATCTTAGCATCGTCCTGCAAGTCGCGGAACGAGTAAGAGCCAACAAACACAACATACCAAGGCTCGTCATCTTTCACCATGATAGGGCGAATCAGCGGGTTGGCATTCTCAGCCATACGCTTCATCAACGTCAAGGCATCAGCGGTCGCCTTGTCGTTTGTTGTGTCGATCGTACCAAGCGAAGTCGTGTGATCGCCAGAGGTGTTGTTCGCAAGAGCTGCACCATAGAGAATACGGTCTTGGTTGTTAGAGTTCCAAGTGTCCATATTCGCCGCAGAAGCCGCACTCGAACCCTTAGCACCTGAAGCCTCAACACCACCATAGTTAAAGTAGGTGGAGCCAGCTTCAATACCCATTAAGGCTTGAATGGTTTGATCGCGCTGAGTTTCTTTCATCCAAAGCATCAAAGCAGGCTTTGCTTCTTTGAACAGGTCAAACTCTGACTTTTCATTCTCTTCGTTGTCAATCAGGACACCGTTGCGAATGTAAGTCGGTTGCAATGTGTACTCGTAGTTGCTCAGAGCTTCTTCGTTGCCAGACAACTGACCAGAACCCCGAACACCCGCGCCTTTTAGTTTCGCAACTAAGGGCATAGAGCACTTTTTCAACTCAGGAACAGCCTGAATGATTTTGTTTTCGTCCTTACCAACGTAAGGGCCAAAACGGCCTCCTCGCACATATTCGCGTGCGACCTTGGCTTTGAACTTGATAACTACGTTACCAGTTGCAATATTGGAAATAGCCATAATTATTACCTTTTAAATTAAGTTTCAAAAAGTGGCATCAATAAGACTGGTCAGACAGAATGTCGTCGAGACTCGGTTCCTTCGATACTTTCGCAGCGTTGGAGCCACTTGAAGCCACATCGTTTATATTTGGCATGTCGGACGCTTTCTTCGCCGGCTTTTCTGCGGGATCTTCGCTTTCCTCCCCGTCGGCATCAGCATCACCCTCTTCATCAACTTCGGCTTTTGGTTTGGGCGAGCGTTTTACTAATTGCTCATCCAGCCATGCCTCGGCTGTTTCGTAGGCGAAACGAGCGGGGTCTTGATGCGCGTGCATCTTGTCCCCCAACGACGGATCGTTATTGACCATACTCATGAACAGCGTTTCCATCTGGTCATAGTTGGCCTTTTCAGCGATCATGTCGTCGCGAGACTTATTAACCAACGTGTTCCGATCCTCTTTGCCAACTTTCGCCCGAATGTGTTTTTCGTAACCTTCGGGGTCTTTGGTCGGATCGGGAGCGTCAGTGTCCTCGCTCTTTTCGTACTTCTGCCGAAGGGCGTCTTCACGCCTCTCCGCTTCTTGCCGACGCTGTCGTTCGCTCAACATTGCCGCCATTGGTACTGACTTAGCTTCACTATCTTCGTCTTTTTTATCGGCTGGCGCCTCCGATTTGTCATCTTCAGCATCTTTCGGTGCCTTCGATTCTTTTTCGCCCTCATCATCGTCCTTGGATGGAGAATCTTCCTCCTTCTCTTCGGACGGTTCTTCAAAAACATCGTCTAGTGTCGGCGTTGCATCTTCAATAGGTGCGGTTTCGTCAGTGTGCATGGGTTTTCTCCAAGTATCGCCCGAAATGCGGCGTCCATATCGCCCGAAAAACCACGGCGGCTGGCTGTGCTGTATGCACAAGAGGTCGAAACCTCCAAGTTTTGCAGCGTCGTCCTGCGTGTTTACGACCGTTTCGTATCTTTATTTATAACTCATTGGGGGGAGAATCGGGAGTTGTTTATGCGGTTTCGGGATTCCAAGCTGGTAACGACACTACCAACATCGGTTTGAGAGAAAGGGAGAGGAGAGATTCGCCGATAGTGCCGTCATATCGAAACCTGTGGGTTGCTGTCTGGTGGTGAGGTGACGAGAATTTGGTTTTCGATCTGCTTCTGGATAGCAGATTGCTCCGTCTCAACAGCTTCAGCGTTGGTCTTTTTGACTTTTGCAGCAGCATCGGCCTGTGCGAGTTGCACGGCGCCGCCTTGTTGCGCGGAGGCATCAGCACGGCGCTTCTCAATCTTCTCGATCAGGTCGTCCTTGCCGCGCAATTGCGATAATTCGATCAATTCGATGATATCGATATCCGAACCTTGACCAAACTGCGCAAGCATCTGGAATTGCTCTTGCTGTATATTCACGGTGTCGAACGATTGGTCCAGGATGATGTCGACGTCGAGCTCGGCCGTCGGATTGCTGACTTTCACGATCTCGTTGAGTCTGTCGACTGCCTGTTGGGCGATTTCGGGGTTTTCATGAGCTGCTGCTTGCGAGAGGAACTGGAACGATGCCGACGCGCTCTTGCGGACTGCGGCAGGAAGCGCCTCGTCGTTGATTTGTTCCTCTAGCCACTCTTGGCCTGTGATTTCAGCATTCAGACCGACCCAGCGCAATGCGTCATAGTTGTCGGTCACACGAATCCAACGCTCTTTTGTCCAGAACTGTTTGATACGCGCCCAAATTTGGCGGTAAACGCGCAGCTCCCAATTGCTCATCAGCTCATAATAGCGATTAAGCTCGATCGTGCCTGCCTGTTGCAAGCGATCGATGGCCTTGCCCGACAAATCACCCGAGGCACGTTGACCCGCAAGCTGGGCGTTGAATGATTTGGAATCTAACTCCTCTTTGGCGTCGACATAGAGCGCAATTTGTCCGCTCGCCATGTCGCCCGTGGACATAACGCCGAAATCTTTGTTGAGCTCGCCATCGTTGACCTTGAGGTGGCCGTCTGGTTTCGCAAGTTCGCGCTTGGCCTCCGCAGTGACAATGCCCGACTTGTTGTTGCCGAACGTCTGGCGGGCTGAAAACAGGTGCAGCGCCTTCGAGCGGCGGTGATTGATCTCATCCTGTGAACTGATAAACCCACGCACTTCACCATATCGCTGATTTTCACGATCTACGTTCGCGCTAATTAATTCAAAAATGCACGTGGGTTTACCAAACTCGTCGAAAAATGGGCTGTCAATCGGGTCGAAGATTAACGTGTCCCCAACAAAATAACACACCTTCCAAGTCTCGCCTTCCAAAAAGAAATGCCAGGCAACCCGCACCCGCTGCTCCTTCTTGTCAATCCATTGAGGGCGATCTTCGAATGCCCACTCGTCTTCAGTTGTCGGACTGGCCGAGATCACGTCTTCGAAAGACACAGCAAACCCTATATTGTCATACAACGATTTTCCCATCCACATCATCACGCCCTTGAAGCGTGCATCGGAGAAATCCTTTTTGCGGCTGTGGGGGTCATAGTATATGCGATCTGCGGGGATATCACGAATCCGAACCTCGGCATCGCCAGCGCCGTTTTCCTTGACGTCGATGATCGCTCCAGCGACGCCTTCGATGAAGAAATTATCGGCAACTTCGGTCTTGGTGGTGGTGAAATCGGTGTTGTCTGCTACAAACCGCAGGGCGTCGGTGACTGCCTCGGCCGTGTTGTCATGCTTCTGGGTGCGTGGATATGCTTTGGGGTCAGTGGTGCGCAGGATGTAAAGCCCGACCAGTCCGTCAACCTTGGGCTTGACCCGATTGACCACGATGGCCGCTTGGTTGCGCTGCTTGAGTTTTTTGATCTCTTCATCCGTCCACTGCTTGTGGTCGTAATAGTCGCGATCACGTTGCTGGAGGAATCGGTTTTCTTCGGTGGCCGTGATGAACTCCTCGACGTCGTCGCGGTATTCGATGGCGTTTTTGTCAGCAGCGGCCACTTTGTTATTCACGTTGTTTTCCATCCTTGCGCATCCTCTTCGTCGAAACCATATTCGTCATTGCTACCGGCCGACTCTTTCTTGTCGACGTCCATATTTCGTGGGCTGTATGTTTGGTTTAGTATGCGACCAAACAACCCGCAGACGTCGACCTTATCATCATACTTGCCGTTCGGGAAGCGCAAAAGCTGATCCAGCAGCTCATCGCCCCACTTGCAGCGCGGGACATGGACCTTGCCTTGGGACGCTAGAGCTTGGAATGACCGTGCGTTTGCGGCTTTGTCCTTGTTCGATGTGATCCATTCCATTCGGAAGTATTTTCCACCACGCATGGCCTTTTGCTGGAACGGTTCGAGCGCACGACGAATCATTCCTCCTTCCGCAACCCACAGCACGGGGTCATGGCGTGCGACGAGCACCTGTTGCTCCTCAATCCATTTATCGGCGGAGGTTTGACCAGTCCACCAGTCAATAAACCACAAATCCTCCTTGCTGTCGAAGCCGCCCACCCCCTGCTCAGTAAAGTCACCCTTCTTGTCACTCACTGCGTAGTCACCTCCGCCATATTTTAACAGCGCAGGCTCTTCTCCAAAATCGAAGCGCGGGAACCAATCGCGCTTGAAGAAGTCCCCATCCATTGCGGCCGGTTCTTGCATCATCTGCCCAGCGAAAACGAGCGGGTCGGACTTCCGCTCCCTCTCCAGTGCTTCAAGGCTGTGCTTGAATGCCCACAGTGGCACACCATCCACGATGGCGGGAAGTTTTAAATGGTAGAAGTCCTCACCCATGCCACCGTCGAGCACAAAGCCGCTCATGTCGTTTTCATGGAGCCGTTGCATAATCACCACGATTGGCGTCACTTCTGGCGCATTACGCCGTGATTTGATCGTGCTGTTGAGCCGCTTGTTGACATGAGCAACCTCGTTTTCACGATCAGCATCATCTACCTTGAGCGGATCGTCGATAACAATCGCACCATAGAATTTGCCATCAGGCTCGGGAAGCGTCGCACCAGCACCAAAACCAGTCACTGCACCGCCGGCGGCAGTGGCATAAAGCCCCCCCCCATCGGTGGTGTACCATTTTTTCTTTGACTTGCTGTCGTCGCGCAGTTTGGTCGGCCAAAGCTCCTGGTATTCTTCGGACATGACGAGCTGGCGAACATTCGAACTATTCTCCAGAGCCAACTCATCGCTATACGACAGGTGGAGGAATCGGGCTTTGCTGTTGTTGGCGATGCACTTTGCGATCCAGTTGACCACAGCGATCTCGGTCTTGCCATAACGAGGCGGGAGGTTGATTAGTAGGTTTTTGATGAGCCCCTTTTCGACACACTCAAGGGCTTTGGCAATTTTGAAATGATGCCAGTTTTCGACGAACGTCTCGCCTTTTGCCGCGAAGAAATACTTGGTGAACTCAATGAGGTCAGACTCTAGTTCCGTCCTCATCAATCGTGATTCCGCTGCGTGAATTAGACCCGACAAGTCGCATCCCTGCAATGAAGTCAGCAAGTTGGTCGTCGGGGATTCTATCAAGGATTCGGTCAACGGCTGTCTCCCCTTGTTGAAGTGTTAGCTCTTTGGGCACGATGGCGGCGATAACCCGCAAATAGGTGCTCGGATCGTTTTTGCGGACCTTCTCGACGGCCTCAATGCCGTGCTCGTCGAAATCCTCGGCCAGCGTCTTCAGGAAGGTCTCTGATAGTTTTGATCGCGCGCCTTTAGCTCGTCCTTTCGGATTTCGAACCTCTCCCTTTTTGGCGGGAATCAGATTGTCATGGCCTCTGTGTCGCTTCATATCATTAACTAATTAACTGTTTAGATTTTACACAATTCAAGACAACGGGGATGATTTCGACTAAACGACCCTCGCATCCTTCATCAATATATTTTGGGTGCATACCGACATTACCACGATGAATAATGTATCGATATGCGGCATATCCTTTTGATTTTGCGATTGCCTTGATGTCGCTCATCGTCTTGAGAATAAACTCATCGTCACTCATTGATTTCCGAACCATTACCTTAAAGCCAACCATGTTATTGAACGCCCTCACGATCGAAGCCCATAATCTGAATCAACATCAAGCGGAGTTTCTGGGTCTTTGATTTGAGCATTGATGTATGCAACGATTGTTTCTGTTCCAGTTGTCGCAACTGCTTTGATTAGCTGTCCACCAACTTCACCAAACGTGATGAGTGCTGATGCGATATTTGCGGCGAGTGCCTGACCAGTAATTGCAGCACTTCCTTTTTCGGTTGTCCAAACGCCTGACGTGATATCGTTGTTGTCTTCTGCCCAAGGAGTGAAGTCGAGCTGATATGTGACGGCATCACCTTTGAGGCGAGCCACGTTAAAAACTTGTTGGGGATTTTCTGCTGTGATTACAAAGTCGCGCGCCATGATTGAATCCTTTTGTTGTG